TTCTGATTTAGGTGGTTGTGCCTGGGCTGGTTGGCCTGTTGGTTGCAGGCCCATGGGCATGGTATTAATTTTCGGTGTGAACATCCTAAAGATTAATTATCCAAAAAAGGATTATAATCAATCTTTGATGTTACACCATTTTTCTTTTCTAGAAAGATTACGTCACCTGTAGCATGTTGAATACTTTCTTTTCTATGTGAAATAACCATTACACATTCATTATGTGCATGTACACGATCTTTTAAAATGTTTGTGACTAATTCTACGCCCTTTTCATCTAACGATGAATCAAACAATTCATCATAGATAGAAATATTATAAACAACATCTCCCTGCAATCTACGCATATCCATGAATGTAAATAAGCATGCAAAATCCATATTCTTTCTTTCAGCGCCTGAAAAATTAAAATATGAACAAATCTTATTTTTTTCATTAATGATTTCTTCTTCGAAATATTCATTAAAGAAGCAAGAACAATTAGCATCCATCTTACGCAAATAAGACATCAAAATAGAATTGAACAATGCAAGAATTTTATTGACAATATAAGATTTGACACCTTCTTCAGAGACGATATACTTAATTGTTTCGAGCAAGTTGAGATGTGTTTTATGTTTATTAACAATTTCTTTAGCAGTTTCTACTCTGCTGATCATATCAATTAAAATATCATCAACATCTGTTGTATTTGATTTCAAAGATTCAATATCATCATCTAGTTGAACTAACCATTCATCTAACTGTTTAATCCGATCATTAATATTGATTTTCTTTTGTTCTAGTAACTTAATTTCGTTAACCTTTAAATTGAGTTTATCAATTGCTGTTCTGATAGTTGGTTTTTTCTTCTTAAGAGTAGCTAAGTTATCTGCACATGTTAATAATTTTTCATTTAATGAATTAATTTCATTTTGAATATTATTTTTTTCTTTCTCTAACTCTTCTTTATCGTGCTCTGTTACTGGTTTAAGGCAAACGGGGCATGTGTTTTTATTTGTGCCAATAATTTTAAATTTTTGATTTAATTGATCCAGTGTTGTTGTAATCTTTGATTTAGCTTCTGTAAATTTTTCAATCTTTTGATCACATTGAATTAAACCTTCTTCTAACTTCTTAACTTGTTCATTAATCGAATTTTCATCAATATCAATATGCTCTTCTAATTGTTCAATCAATTTAATTTTCTCGGATGAATTATTTTCTTTACGAGCAAGATAAGTTGAAATTTTTTGTTTTCTCGTGTCGAGAATAGTTTGTTTTTGATTTTCTAAATTCTCTCTAGTCTTTTGTGCTTCTTCGAATTTTGTCAATTCAATTTCATATATCCGTTTATGATCACTAAATTCTTCTCTAAGAAGAGAAAGCATCTGAGAAAATACTTCTAAATTAAAAATACCTTCAATAAATTTTCTCTTTTCAACTTTTGATTTAGCCATGAACGGCACTGTATTATTCAAAGTCATAATAACACAATTTTCAAAAATAGAAGGAGATGCATTTAATACATTGAAAATCTCCTCTTCGGTATTCTTAATAGAATCACGTGTAACGTCTTTACCATCACAAAATAAAGAAAGTTTAGATGGATTCAAAGTTCTCACAATTTTATAAGTATGTGATGCATTATTTTGAATGACATCAAAAGTTAATTTGACTTCACATGTACCATTAGTATATGTATTCGGAATTAAATCTTTCTTTAATTCTCTCATGGTGCTCCCAAAAATAGCAAAGTAAACAGATTCAATAACAGAGGTTTTGCCGATCCCATTTCTACGATCAATCTTATCACGATTAATACCCGTAATAATATGTAATCCTGGTTTGAATTCGAGTTTTACTGGATTAGTTCCAATAGAAAGAAAATTTTTAATTTCTACCTCTTTAAAATTTACTTTTTTCATTTTTGAATCTTTTTATACAAATCTAATGTGTAATTAATAATTTCGCTTTTGTTATTGATATCCATCAATTCAATAAATTCTATAATGGCTTGTTGGACATCAATGCCGGATAAATCTTTTTTATCTTCAGCTATATCATAAGGAGAATACGATGAATCATATTCTACAGTAAATTGTAGAGGATTCAATTGTTTTAGTTTTGTCAAAAGAATATCCGTATCATCTGCTGTAATACGTTTATCAATTTTTAATTTGATTAAATTATCTTTAAAAAGTTCTTTTACTTCTTCTGTAATTGTTTGTTTTCTTACAAGATCTGAAAGGAGTATATTATGATGTAATGGAGATACTGTATTTTCTATAAAGCGATAAGACTTGTCACAAACATCTAAAATATAAAATCCTTTAACAGTTGCAGCATCATTAAAGTCCATTTGAAATGGATTACCCACATAAAGAATAGTGCCGTTATTAAATTTCTTTTCATCTCTCAAATGAAAATGTCCTGTAATAATAAGGTCACTCTTTTCTAAGACATCAGAAGCATTATCACCATGATCACAAATGTAATAATTATTTGTTTTGAAATTATTAATTTCAAAATGTCCGAAAGTAATATGTGCATTTTGAAAATCTTTTAATTTAGTACCCCACGGGATAAAGTTAAATGAATGTCCGTGTGATTCTACTGTTCTGGGTGTATCAATCAAAGTAACATTTCTCCATCCTCTGAATGGAGATAATGAATTAATTTCGGAAGAGTCTTTTAAGTAACAATCATGGTTACCAGTAATTAAGGTAACATTAAAATCTTTGAATTGTTCTAAGACCCAAGAACCGAAATGCAAAGAATCAACGGAGACTTCATCCCGTGTATGGAAGAAGTCTCCGCAAAATACTACGTCTTCAATTTCTTCTTTCTTAAGATTGCTAATATACCATTCAACCCAATCTTTTGCTATATTATGCCAAAATCGGGAGTTTTGGTGTACTCCGATGTGAAGATCGGAGAAGATAGCAATCTTTTGTTTTTTAAAGAAGTTATTCACTATCGTCATTATACCCGCAATCCCCATCCCCGTCAATCACGGGTTTTACATAAACATTTATTTCACCACTAGTAAGAAGTTCTTCATATTTCTGATCACGATAAGCAGTAATTGCATCATGATGTTTCTTTTCTTTCTTAATGCGATTAATAAATGCATGGAAAGCAATGGTAGTAAAATAAGAGAATGGAGATGTCTCTGAATTAATATCATACTTCTTTCTCTTTAAAGCTGAAAACATTTTTACAATTGCATCACCAATCATTTCTTCTTTATATGAATAATTGATGAAAGAAGGGGAAAATGAAAGTCCTTGTGCGATTTTATTCAGAGCTTCACACAAGAAAACAGAACAATCATCTGATTTATAATAATCAGTAATTGCTGTTTTTAATTCTTCACAATTGACATAATGTTTATCTTTGCCTACTTTAGGCACAGCTTTTACCTTAGCCTTAGTTTCTTTTTTATTTTGAGACGTTAACGTTGCCATAACCTATTTTGACAATAATAAGTTATTCCAAATAATAATCTACTATTTTTCAGCCAATTTATGGATGGAATATGGAATATTTTCTCCTTTATAAATAGTTTGTCTCTTTAATCCGTGTTGCATCCCATACTTTAATTGATCAGCTAAGTCTATGATGATTAATTTCTCTTTGTTCTCGTGCTTGCGTAAACCACGACCAATACTTTGTACAATACGAATAAAACTTTTACCACCTGCAGCAAAAATAATTAAATGAATATTTTTGATGTTTACACCGGTGGAGAAAATAGAAGATATGGCAACACAAACCACATTATTTTCTGTTTCCATGATATGTTTAATTTTATCGCGATCTTCTACTTCGACTTCGCCACGTATAAAATATACCTTCTTGTTTGGCAAGGCTGACAATACAGATTCTAAAATCTCACCATGATCAATGTGGTTAACCATGATCAGCACATTGTTTTTAAAATTACCACAAATGGTTTTTATGGTATTATTTCGATAATGATTTGTCTTTATGAAATCATTCTCTGCGGCATATTCTTCTGTCGCAAATTGTTTATCTTCAATCTTTTCTGGTTTTGTTTTATAATCCAATTCAAATACTTTTACCTCTACATTAGTGAGATAATTTTCTAATCTTAATTCATGCGAATTCTTTGTAATTAAAACAGGACCTATTTTACCTATAATATTCCATGAATCTATTTTTGATTCAGGTAATGTACCTGTAAATCCAAATTTACAATTTGTTTCTATCTTTTGTAAGATTTTGGTTAGCTTAGTATCTTTACCAGCTTTATGAACTTCATCCACAATAACCATGTCGACATACTGGATCCAATCACTGTCTTCAAAACGACTTTGAATAATACCGGTATTAGCAATAATAATATCTGCACTTGAGTCTAGTTCGATAGATCCAGTCCATTTTGTCATAGAAAAAGTTACGCCATATTCTTTAAAGTCTGAATAGGTTTGATTCACTAATCCCAAATCAGGTACAATAATTAAACATTTAAAAGTAGGGTGCCAACAAGATTGAACCAAGGTAGCCATAGTTAGTGTCTTACCTGCGCCGGTACCCAAAACAGCAACGCCTCTTCCTCTTTCTAAACATAATTTTACTGTATCTTCTTGATAGTCTCTCAAAGGAAACTTTTCGAAATAATTATTTTTAAATTGATATACTAAATTAGGAGATAAAGCATCTTTAGCTGCTTTTGTTAAATGTATTTCTGTAGAATAATTGTTTTTAAATAAAAATTGTTTTATTTCATTAATCAGGCCTATATCAAATAATCCGGTTGGTGTTATAGAATATAATCGTTTTGGTATGAAACGACTATACCTCATGAATTTTGCAGCAGGATTTTCTATAGAAAAATGTTCCCTGATTAAATCAAAATGATCTCCAGATAAGATCCCCTTCTTCTTCTTAACATTGTAATCAATCTCTATCATTGCTGTTCTAGTTTTAGAATTTCAATAACGTTCTTAATATCATAGGTCATAGAATTAAAATTCTTTTCAACCTTTTCTAGAAGTTCCACAACATACTCTAATTCTTTTATTTTCTTATTAAGAAGAGCCACTTCTTGAAAGTCATCAATTCTTTTCTCAGCTGTGATTTTAGAGATTGCAACCGGTGCATCTGATATTACTCTTTCTAGGAGACTTTTTTTAAGCTCTTCTTTTTGTTTTTGTAAGACATTGATTTCTACTTTATGTTTAATTAAACGGCCTACCCAAAAATGCTTTTTAGAAGGTAATCGAAGTTGAACATCTCTTATGTTCATTTCATCCAGTACTAGATCTGCTTCGATTTCTTTTATATAACGATCTAATAACTCCATTGAATAATGATAAATAAAAATCATTAATGTCAAGGTCCTTTGAAGAATTATATAAAAAATTAATGGAGATGATGTCTGCAGATGTTTTAGGACCTGGTTCTGAAACAAACATGGGTGGTGCTGTCGGTAATAAAGATTTTTATAATCCCGGAAGTACAGTACTAGCTAAGCCATTAGGAGCGCGTAAAAAGCGCAAAATGAGATTCCAGAGAAGAAACCTTAAAAGGACCTTATAATGGATATTGGACACTGGGAAAGCACTATTCCGTTTGTTTCTGCATATGGTTTTGTATATCTAATAACCAATACAGTCTCTAATAAGAAATATATTGGTAAAAAACAAATGCAAACTGTTAAAAAATTAAAACCTTTAAAAGGTAAAAAGAACAAGAGACATTTTGTTATAGAAACAGATTGGAAAGAATATATGTCTTCTTCAAATGAATTATTAAGTGATATTGAAAAATTTGGAAAAGATAAATTTAAATTTCAAATCTTAAGATTCTGTGATAGTAAAAGTGAATTAGCTTACTATGAAGCAAAAGAACAATTTGACAGAGAAGTCCTCATGAGTGATGATTATTATAATGGTATAATTAATCTCAGAATTGGTAAGATTAAAAGAAAAGTTTAAAATACCGGGTTGATAATTAGACTCTTGATCTAACTATAATAGAGGTTCGATGATAGAGAGTGTAACATATAGTG